TACGCCGAATCTGACCTTTTGGTCGTCTCGCAATACCAAATTCTCAGCTCTGAATCTAGCCATGACTTATTATCTCCTCTTTATGAATTTATTTCGCCCGGATTAAATCCTGAATCAAATCTTATAGTATCTGAGGATATAGCTACACCAATCGGTTGCACCCACGAACCGGTATTAGTAGGTGCCACACTTGTTAATGCGCCCTCAACAGTAGATACATAAATAATATCCCCTGGCGCCCAAGCCCAGGAACCTCTCCTTATCAAGCCGTTCCATAATATCTTTTTCGTCCCTGTCCCCTGTTCCAATGCCAAAGCTGCGCACGGTATTCTAGCTGTACCACTAGCAGCTACGCACTGCTCCCAATGCCCATTTGATTTCATATGTAATGGGCATCCTACTCCTGTGTCATTCCAATCTATCACCATAGTGGATATATCACCGCTATACCCTACTGTATATCCCGATATAACTTGTCCACTTGGAGTTGTGTTTAATTCTATTCCATAACTATTAATATCTAAATCTCCACCTAATGCTGGTGAAGTGTCGTCCTGAAGTTCGGAAATATAATTTCCTCCAGATACTCCAGATGTTGTAGCATACCAGTTTAAATAGTAATTATTAGAATCTATTTTACCAGAGTAATGTACCGAAAACCCAGACGCAGTCTTGCCGTCTATATTTATAGCGTATTCAGAGGCTGGCGAATCTATAGTATTTTCCAGGCTCACAAACAAACTATAATTACTGTTGGGAAAAGCTGTCGCAAATGATACACTTGTACCGGTGTCTTTTAAACCAACAGGCTCTCGGCCTGACTTATTTATACCTATTAACTGATCTACTTCTGTTTCTGTATAGTACCTGTCATCGTGTATGTGCTGGTCACTCGCATCGACCACCCCGCTGATATTAGTAAGTGTTGAATGCTGTCCTCCAGTTAAATGGTATCTCTGACTGGACGATCCGCCCTGTATACCTGACAAATTATTGTGATCGGTAATAATCTGTGAAACTATATCACCACTAATTGTGGTCATTCCACTATGTGTTACATATAGGCTGTCGTGGCGGTGCTGTCCGCTAGCATCGACCACCCCCCCGTTACTGGTTAACGCCAAGTATTCTGTATATGACAGGTGGTAAAACGCGTTGGATAGGCCTTCCCCGCCTTGTAGGCCTGATAAGTTATTATGATCAGTAATAATCTGTGCTACAATATCACCACTAATTGTGGTTACTTCGCTTTGAGTATAGTAATCAGTGGGTATCTGTGCAACTATATCGCCACTAATTGTGGTTATTTGTAATTGTGTATAATACCTATCGTCATGAATATGCTGGCTGCTAGCATTCAATGCGCCACTGACATTTGTTAAATATGTGCGCTGCGCGTCTGTAATATGGTAATAATTATTAGGCAAGCCGCCTTGGATACTTAATAAGTTATTATGCTCAGTAATAATCTGCGCAACTATATCACCACTAATGGTGGTTACTTCGCCTTGAGTATAGTAATCTGTAATGGCACTGCTGCCACTAAAAGTTATTTCATTCGGTCCAGTTCGTTCAATCTGTATTCCGGCGAAGCTGTTAAAATATAAAATGTCGCCGCTACTTATTATATCCTTGGGAACATTATTGACCCCGTATTGCCATTCACCGGTGCCGCCACTAATAGTTATCTCGTTTTCATTACTTCTAGTTATAGTGGTAGTGCCGGCCTGATTAAAATATAAGATTTCCCCGCTGCTTATTATATCTTCTGGAGTACTATTTACTCCGAATTGCCATTCAGAAGGACCACCAGTACCACTAATAGTTATTTCGTTCTCACCAGTTCTATATATAATCGTGCTGCCAACGCCATTAAAATATAAAATGTCTCCGTGCTCTATTACATCCTTTGGGACATTATTGATCCCATATTGCCAGCTAGTACCACTAAAAGTTATTTCGTTCTCAGCGCTTCGTCTGATTGATACTCCAGCATGGCCATTAAAATCTAAAAGCTCGCCATTTCCTATTACATCCCACGGAGTCCCGCCTACTCCGAATTGCCAGCTGCCGGTGGTTCCACTTATGGTTATGTCATTACCACCGCCGTCATATGTAACAAGTACGTTACCAGCACCAGCTAAAGACGTCCACGCTGGTGCAGATCCCGAGCCGGTGGACGCTAAAATAGTACTAACCGGTCCATGGGCTAATTCCTGCACATCTCCAGAATTATCCGAATAAAATAATTTATTTGCATTAGCATAATGATCTAACGGATTGGTCATAGAATGCAGGCGATAATGCAGTTCGCCTTCGTGTGGAGGTTGGGTACCGCTAATTCCGGCTACTCCAGACCTTTTTGATGGGGAACCGGGGCATTGTACAATTATATCACCATTCTTATCACTAACACTAAAGGTGAGTAACGGCGTTACAGCGTCGTCGTCATATAGAACCCAGTTATCTGTAGCACCGTCAAAAAGTTCAAGCCGATTAGTTTGTATTTTTCTAAGAAGGGTTGTTCTTACGTCAACAACTGTTACGGTTGATTCAATGGTATCCAGAACTTCGCCGTATTCGCCGCTAGACGCATATGTATACCTCTCCACACCAGACAGGGTTATACTATCACATGTTACAGCGTAATTCTTATTTGGGTCATGGGTGCTAAAGTCATACCTATAGAACCCGTCGCCTATATCACTCATCGCCGCACTGGTTATAACATCTAAACCAGTATCAACATCTTTTATGAGTGTGGTAGGCGACAGCCCAGTAACCGGCTGCCCGTCTTGTGTGAAGTATGCCAGTACCCACATATATGCTGCTCCATATTATGAATTTTAATCTATTAGGTATCCTGATGACCCATGCATACTGCTTCTGACACACTCTTTTATTAAGGCGTCCATTTGTTTTCGTAGTCTATCGAGTAAATCATTTCTGCCTCTTAGGCCTGGGGACGGATCATACAATGTTTGATCGTCTCTGATTACAGCTCCATCATTAAACAAATCGTCAGCTGTCATATTCTCTAACAAGTCTATTGAGGCTTGTAGCATTAAATGATCGTCGGTCACACAGTCTGTCGGAACCATTGGTGGAATCATAGCATCGCCATATGCTTCGTATATTTCTCTGTCTGAAAAAGTAAATGTGTGGAACCATATATCGATGCAAGCGTTTTGCGTACCACTAACCAAACTTCCACTAAATGTAAGATACTGATATCCTTGTACTATAGGGTCCATTAAAGAAGTATACTCTGTTCCATCTATAGACACTGACACCGGCCATCCCTTTTCACCCATATCAACGGTATGTCCGTCTTCATGTATGGATGAGCACAGCTCTCCATCACACTCATATAATCTATTGAGGCCTTTTAAATCTCCTATTAGTCGCCTTATCTTACGTATAATCGTGTCAGCAGCACCATCAAACTCGCATTCTTCTGGGTAGGTTATAACATGATACAGCGCCGCTTCTTCGCCTCGCGCTGCGTTTGAAAAAGAACTTTCCGCACTATTAGTTGTGTTGAAATAAGTAGACTTATACCACGTGTCCTCTGTGCCCTGTGAATGAATATAAGTATATGTAGATACTCCAGTCACTAATGGCACAGACGCTAGATAAGCATATGTGCCATTCTCGGCGTTTGACGTATAAATTCGTATAGTATCATACATCAAAAGGATAGTGGCTATATCAGCTACTTCTATAGTTAGTTTTATCATGACAGACTCTACCTATTAGTTTTTATGATACTGTAGTCTCTTCCCAAGCAAAATAAGTAACACTATAAGTAAAGCTAGGCCAGTATTCTGCATAGTTAGTGCCGGATACGGTTTGGTCATATTGCTTCCCTCGCCAAACTTCTTTCACATGCACGACATTGTCATCTGAACCATAATATATAGTTGTATCAGGATTATACCCTTCGCTTCCTACAGCGGTACTATAATATTTGGGAATTTGTAAATTTCTATCATATGTCTTAGGTACAAAAGGCATTTATTTTACCTCCTGGTAAGCTCTAATTCCTGAATACGCCTTCTTAAATGTTGACACAATGTGTCTTTGTGAGCTAGTGTTCTAGCGTATTCATAGGAACGTTTCAATAACCTTATATCAGTTATTTTTCTCAATTCTGCTCTGGCAGCTCTAACCGTCATGTTAACTACATCTTCTATTTCTAAATCCTTTTTAACAAACGGTATTGCTGTATAAGAAGAATGCTTATCTTTTTCGTCGTCTTTGGTCTCAGGTTTATCAGCCTCAACTGGTTTGGTATCGTCTTCACGCACAATATCCCAAGTACTTTTGTCCCTCAACTTAACATTACCAAGCCAGTCTATAAAAGGCTCTCCTGACTCAAGCCCGTGCTTTTCACCATATTGTTCAAATAATTCATCCAGAGGTATCTTATGGCCCGGACCAATGGATCTTTTCATGGCATGTCGCCATCCTGTTGTTTTATTTCTTACGTATCCTTTCATCTACCTTGTCCTCCTATATTTAATTATCCTTGTCCAAACTTTCGTGGTTTGAATCAATTCTGTCTATAATAAAGTGTAATACATTAGATAATCTGTGAAGCACTACCCCCATAAAAAACAACGCCAGTAGCTGGGGCATAATATTAAGTTTATAAAGGCACAGCATTCCTGTGCAAAATAGGCTCACCCACACTGACGTACAATAGGGACAGTCAGTAATGTCATGTATAAATTTTAGTATTCTACTATTACTGTTGAATAAAAATTTTCTTATCGGTTGAAATAACTCCGACTTAGTTATAATACCGGTTATAGCCTCTATCAAAATTATAGCGGCTATTATCTCCAAAGCAAAGATCATCATAATCTCCAAGTATATAAACAGCGCGCCCTTTTAACAGGGCGCACCAATTATATATCTATTTTATAATGACCTATCGATGATACCCATACCAAGCATACGAGGATCAAGACATGCAAATCCAATTTCTTCCCAACCGAAGAATCCAGCTTTCTGGACCCTAAGCAGGGTTGGATCGTCATGAGCTTCATACACCTTACGAATAGGCATAACAAGTGAGTCATTGACACTAAGGTCAAAACCTAGAACCTGAGTTTCGCCCAGAGTGTTGACTGTGCCGTCGGCTGCAGTAACATTAGGATTGTCCAACTGATAAGCATTATACTGCTCACTTCCGTCAGCAATAAACTTACCATACGCTGAAGTATTTCCATTGATGTTATACAGACCAGTAGCGCCCAGATGCTGTACCTCGTGAAGAGTTACGTTCCAAATACTGCCCATTCCAGCGGCCTGGAAAATTTCTCGTCTAGTCATTGGGTCAACGTCTGTGTCAGTCCATTCCCTGATGTCAGCTGCATCTTCAGGTGAAACATACAGATCCGTCAAGGTTCTTCCAATTCTCTTGAACCCAACAATCATCTTGTTGAGAAGTTCCTTTGAGAGATAGCCAGCACCAGTAGATGCAGGATTGATCTCATAAATAGGAGCTGGGCGTGAGCCAAGCAGTCCCTTTCCAAAGAATCTTGAAGTAGCGGCTGGCAGAATTACTCTCCAACCACTCTCTTCTTCATAATCAGCAATTGCCTTTGCTGCTTTCTCTGCGGCTCTTGCCGCAATGTCAATTCTCGAATCCCTAGCATAAGTGAGTTTCCAGTCGCCAGAAGCGTCTATGCTAAATGTTGGCACATACACTTCCTCACCAATACCTTCGATGAAGTTCTGAGCGACATAACCAAGGCCCGGTAATACCCACACAGGAATTTCAAAATCCTCAGCAACAGGATAAGAAGCCTGTGCGCCTGGCCCTAGAAGTTCAACAGCAAACAGCTGTCTCATAATAGAATCTCTATCTATAGCTTGAAGGATTGGAGTAGTCAGAGCAGCAGCAAACGCCTTATAGGCCATTATGCCTTCAGGAGTATTTATAGCAGCAGTTGCCCTAAACAATTCTCTCATTTCATTTTTGTCCATAACTTAACTCGCCTCCGTCAAGTAATTTTGGATGCACTATACGTGCTTTTGATCCAATAATTAAATGCAAATATTATATTAAAAGCTTTATCCTAATAGGATAAAGTGTGGTGTTGTTATTATTAGCCGTCACCTGTGCCGCACTTGCTCCCTTAAGAACAATAGCAATAACACCCTGTGTACCGTCTTGCAAAGTAGTCTGAGTATTTTGAGTTGCGCCTGAATCACACAATTCAGACATACTATTCTGCCTTACAAATAATTGAGTACCAGCATTAAGAGCGCCGCTTCCATAGTAATGGATTGTGTCCCAAATACCGTGGTGGGCAACCGCTACAGGTGCAGGTTTACTTCCGTTAATCTGTCCATTTGAATTATAGCTAGGCTGTGCGATAACATCGGAAGATCCGAGATCACCAGGCATCATGTACCCAGCCGGATGAATTGAATGATATCCCGTTTTGACTTTCTGCATCAAGAACCCAAAGGCTATCTTGGCCTCATTAGCGGTATAAATCTTTACCGTTGCGTCTGTCTGGCTATCATCCAAGTAGCAAACGGAACCTGCATACGCTAAAACATCACCCGCTCCACCAGAAACCGTGGTTTGACCGTAGAACTGGCAGAACTGATTCTCTACTACGGGATGTCTTGGAATAAACATAATAACTTTCCTCCTTGCAAAATTTTACGATTACTTACTTCTTGCTTTTATTTACGACATTCTCGGCCATGGCTTTACCCATTTCCCTGTACTTGTCACGAATGTCATCAGCAAGAGGAGCTTCCAAATTCAACATAGCGGAAACAGCTTTCATCGGATCTATCGAATCCTCAGATTCGACAACAGCCTCGTCTTCGTCTTCTAGCACTGCTTCGGTTTCCTCTTCTGAAGCTTCTTCTGAATCCTCTTCCTTGGTAGCGGTTTCTCCTTCAATAGTCTCTTCAGCGGTTTCCTCAGCGGCTTCTTCTATAACCTCGTCAGTTTCATCTTCTTTTTCCTCAGCCTCTTCGACCTCGGGAGATGCTTCCAACTGGGCTATGACATCATTACGAAGTTCAATCCTGTCTGTCTTGTACAATTCAAATTCTTCGTCGTTCATTACACGAATCTTGTCCACCTGATCCTTAACAGCCTGCTCATCAATAGCAGCTACGCCGTCATTAGTAAGAGTCTCAAACCTTGCCTTAGCAAGCTGTTGCCTCTTAATCTCTTCCAGCTCTGCTTGAGCCGCTTCTAGCTGCTCAGTAAGCTCTTGTTCCTTGGCCTCAAAATCAGATTTTACACTCTCAAGATTCTCTTCCAGCTCTTTAGCTTTGGTAGAAAGCTCAGAGACAGTAAGCTCCAACTTTTCATTTTTAGCTTCGATGTCAGCAAGCTCTGTGCCCTTTGCCTCTAAGGACGCATCAAGCTTAGTGATCATTTCAGCAGATTTGTTGAGAGCTTCTTCTGTTTCTTTTCTCATAGCAACTTCCTCTTTCTGCCTAAAGATGCCATCAACTACTTCATGTACATCTTGAGTGAATTTGTCAGTCATGAAAAAACCCTCCTATACTTATTGTTTAAATTAATTAGCGAAACCAACCTCATACAAAAACTTTAAATAGTTCCATTTCCTCTTCCAAATTCCAATATAAAAATTAATACTTTTTAACTACCCGTATATGTTACGGAAGAATCCTTCCAAAA